TGGGGTCGAGCGCCTGCATATCGACGTATGCCTGCGCAGTCTGGGCCTTGACCAGAGCGGTCTGAGCCTTGGTCTGGTCAACTGTGGCCTGCTCTGTGTCACTCAGGCTCCACAGGGGCTTGAACTCCAGCTTGTAGTCGGGTTCCTCGGCCACATCGCCTGAAGCGATGCCCGCCCGGAACACAACGTCCAGCAGTGTGCGGAGGTTACGCTTCAGCATCAAGCGCTGAATCTTCTCCACAAAGTTGTAATAGCTCTCGAAGTCACTGTCGCCGGTGGCGTTCATGCCGGCCGGTGAGCGGCCAAACAGAATCGTCTGGGGGATGTTCGTCAGCGCGGACAGCATATTGCAGGTCGCGTCGATGACATCCTTGACACCGGAAAACTGGAACGTCTTGAAGTCGTACTGCTCTCCCTCGGAGTCAATGGCGATGCTGTTCAGCAGACCACGGGAAGTGTCTACAAGCTGTAGGCGCTTCAGCACTTGGTTCTCGCCGTCATCCGTGGTCAGCAGAGAAGCAAGACCCTTCATGCTGTAGATAGCCTGCACGCTCCGCTCCAGCAGCTTCACGCTGTCGGTGTGGGCTGTTACGGTTTCCCGCAACGCCCGGCGAATGCGGACGTATTCAGGCATACCCCAGAACAGGTAGGTTGCATTGGAGGTCTGCTCCGGCAGAACGCCGTTGCGGAACACCAGACATCGGCTCTCATGGACCTTGAAGGAACCGTAGATGCTGGAAACATAGTAATATTCCGGCTGTCCGAACTTGGACACCCGGTTCCCAACGCCCTTCCCGCCGTAGTCCTGCTGGTACAGGCTGGCGTAGTCAGGCTGCACGATGGAGCGCTCATAGACGCGCAGCTCATCAATGCTGCGGATATGTTCCCAGTCAACAGGCTCCTCCAGCCCGCGCCCATCGTCGATCAGCATGACGATAAGAGCGCCGCCGTAGAGCCGCGCCCACTTGATTGCGGTGGCGGCTTTCTCCTCCCATTCGAGATCGTCCAAAGCGTCTTCCACAAAGGCGTTCAGCTCATCGCTTTTCAGGTTCAGGTCGAAACCATGTTTCAGCGCTTCCTCGGCAGGCGTATCAATGATTTTGGAGAACAGGCCGTTGCCCTCATACAGCCCGGTGAGCTGCATATCAGGGATGACCGGCTCCCGTTCAAACTTGTACGCCTCGGAGTTGTCCTGCTTGGTTCCGTACTTGTTCAGGAGGTTCACATAGCCATCCTCACGATGCGGACGCACAGCGCCGTTCTTCCGCCGGAGGATTTCACGGCCACGCTCATTCAAGCGCCGACGCTCGGCCTCATCTTCAGGTATGTGCATTGCGCTTCCTCCTTCCTGTTAAAATTCGATGCGCCCATCCGACTTGTTCCAGATGCCAGAGGATACCACAACATCCGTCAGGGTGTTGAAGGTGACATAGTATGGATTGCCGGTAACATCAGCGCTCAGAATCAGCTCCAGCAACTTCACGCGGGCCAGCAGGTCGTTGATGCTGGATTCGTGGCCATTGAGCAGGCTTTTCAGAAGCGTCCAGAACAGCAGCAGGTTCCCACTGCCCAGATACTTCTCGCTGCTTGCGGTCATGTTGTTGTAAATGCCCTTGATGAGGTCATCATCCGCCTTTGCCACACTTTCCCGTGTAGCATAGCTGGTGAGGTCCACCTCGGCAGAGCCGACGATCTCAAAGATGCCGTGGATGAGCTTGTACGCTCTGTACTGCTTCCCAGCTTCACTGTTGTTCTTACGAAGGAAATAAATGGTGTCAGCGTTGGCCTCACTGGGCGCAGGGAGAGCATCGACAGGGACGGCTTTCAGATGCCCGGCCCCGTTGACCTTTTCCTCAACATCTTCCGTCGTGGCATAGCCGGAGTCGTTCTCCAGCGCAGAGGTCTTGGTCGGGACCTCGATGTTCACGACTTTGTTGTCGGGAGGAATAGCCTGCCCGTTCCGCTGGATGCTGACAATGACATTTTCTTCCGCATTGGCAGGAGCATGAGCCGACTGTACATGATCTTCGCAGGTCTTCAGGGAATCGTTGATGTCCTTGATGATGTCTTCCATCGCAGAAGACAACTCTGCAATCTGTTCTGCCGTGTAACCCTTTGCCTTCAGAGAAGCAAGCCTAAGCGCTTCAAGCGTGTTGAGTTTGTCGCTCATGTTCGCTTTCCTTTCCAAAAATAGCAGCGGCAGGAGTCCATTCCCCTGCCGCTGCATTCTTACTTATGGGTTATCAGGCGGTTGCGCCAAAGACCTCGGTCAGCATCTCAGTGACCTCAGCGTCGGTGGCGATGGTAACGACCGCGGTCTCCACGCCATTGATCTTAATATTTCCTTCGGTGGTGCTGGCCTCGACCTTGGTAGCGCCCTCAGCAATACCTTCAACCTTGCTGGAGGTGGCGTCCCACTTTGCCTTATCGCCGGTAGCGATCTTGTCCAGCTCGGCCGCGTTGGCGTGCTCATGGGCCTTGTTCAGGGCGGTCTGCACCTCGGTCTCCAGCTTTGCCTTAGTGATTGCGCCGTCGGTGATAGATGCGGTGACCTTATGAGTCTGCTCATCAATGGCGATGAAAACCATATCACCCGCAGCAGAGCCGGAGGTAACATACTCGATCAGGCCGCCGACATCAACGTACAGGGTGTCGTTGGTGGCATTTGCCAGAACCAGCTTGATATAAGTGCCTTTGGGCTGGCCGGTGGGGTTGGTCACAACAGAGCCAGACTTAACCACCATATCCTTCGGAATGTTGATAGCCGCGCCAACGGCAACGCCATCCTTCATGAGCTGGTAGACAGCAGCATAGTCGCCGGACTTCTCAGACTTCTCCACAGTGTAGCCGGGAACCTTGATGTCCACAGCCTTATCCTCGATGCTCTGCACCACGCCGTTGACCTTAATGGTCTCCAGCACGTTGGCCTGTGCGCCAACATCTTCCAGAGCCTTAACACGAGTAGCAACAGCGTCGCTCTCAGCCTTAGCTTTCTGTGCAAGCTGCTTCAGGTGCTTCAGGCGGGCCAGCTTTTCCTCATTGTATGCCATATCGTTCATTCCTCCATATCGTTATCAGGTGTTATCGGCGGGAAATACTTCACTCAGCATCTCGCTCACTTCGGAATCGGTCGCAATATCAACTGCGGCAGCGCCCAGAGGGGCGAGATCGCCGTCAGCGTTCTGGATGGTGTATGCGGTAGCCGTACCATCAACAACCACGGAGAGGACCTGACCGATGTACGCGGTCGGGTTCGTCTTTGCGTAGTTCTGCGCCTCCGCCAGAGAAGGCCAGACGCAGGTCGGGTCAAGAGCAAAAGCATCCTGACGTTTCATGCTCAGGGGGAACTCCATGTTGGAGTATGCCTTTGCGGTATTGTTCACAGCCATGTTCAGTTTCTCCCCTCTCAGTCCAGCGTAACCTTGAGGACTGCGGCATTGCCATAGGCAACAGCAGGCTCAAAGACCCAGACGTTGTAATCCTTCGCCGCATAGCCATTTGCGCCCTCGACGGACACGGTAGACTTGGTGAAGGTGCTGGTGACATCCGCGTTCATCGCGGTTTCGTTGATGACCTTGGTGACACCCTTGGCCGTCGCAATGCAGGCGATCGCCACACGCTGCGCACCGACGGGGACGTTGATGGTCAGCGTACCGGCGGCGTAAGCCTTGCCGGTCTTGCCCAGTGCGCGGATGGCCGCGCTGTCCAGAGCAGGCTTTCCGGTGGATGCACCGTAGAACACGTTACGGAACGGGGTGTAGGCAGCGGTATCCTTGGTCTTGCTGCCTGCCGCAATGGCAACGACCGGGCTGGAGTCAGCGCCGAGATTGTCCTTTGCGGTCACGCCTGCACCGTGGGTTGCAGTCACGCGGTACTTCAGGCTGGACACGGCATTGTCGCCGCCTGCATCGCCGATGATGAAGCCAGCGCCGCCGTTGTTGTCAGAGCCAGCGGTCAGGGATGCTGCATCAGCAGTAGTCACCTGCGTGGTGGCCGCATTGGTGATACGCTCGACCTTCCAGTTGGTAGCGGTAACGCCGGTGGCCGGGCCGTACTGATAGGAGCCAGCATTCAGCGTTGCGCCAGAGTAGGCCGCAGCAGCTACCTTAGTGCCCGCCTCAACCGCACCGGCACCGGTCAGGGTGAAGGTGCCGATGGACGGCTGGGCGGTGATGCTGGGCTGGAGCCGCTTGCTGAAAATCTCGGTCAGGGCGTCCATGACGCTCTTGCCTTTGGTGGAGAAAGTGGCCGTGCCGTTCTGGCTCTTGGTCAGGTTGCCGACCTGCGTATAGCCACCGGCCAGCGTGATGTTCTCGCGCAGGATGACCTTATCGGCATCGACATTGCCGGTCATCGCCACCCACGCCTTGCCGTCGTAGAAGTAGGCAGACTTCTCGTAGGTAGAGCTGCCAACGGTGGTCGTGACCACGAAGACATCGCCCTTCTTGAGGGTCACATCAGCGTGTGCCTTGAAATACGCGGCGATGGCCGAATCATCGGATGCAGACAGGTCTTCCTTCGTGCCTGCATACACCGTGCCGCCGATGCCTCCAGAAACGGCATTCAACTGTTCGATGGTCGCATAGTTGCTCAGGTCAACGGTGGTATCATCCAGACGGACAACTTCCTCGCCGACCTTAGCGTAAATGTCGTAGTACCCGGTGGCAGCATTCATCACCAGATACAGCACATTATCCTGCGCCTCATCGTTGGAAGGAACCTTCTCAACTTTCTCGAAGCGTGCATGAGCAGACTTTGCAATGGCGGTGGCGATGGCACTGTTGATTGCCTCGGTCGTCATGCTGTCTGCTGCATCCATCTTTCCGTCAATAACGGACTTCAGAGCAGCCGAGAGGTCAGCTTCCGAAATTTCGCTCTTCTTGGCGAGGGAGCCAAGCTCGGATGCCAGCGTGTACTTCGCCAGCTCCTGCTTCACTCTCTCCGCCTGCGCCTGCAACTGAGCGAGGGTTACAAGCTTACTTGCGGATACGGGCATTTGCATACCTCCAAAATTATATTTCACAGCAGTTTCAGCGCTGCTATGACGAATTAAGGCCCTCTTTCAAGGGCGAGAGGACATCAGCCAAATACTTTGTCGAGCATATCGGCTACGTCCTTATCGGTGGCAATGTCATCCTCGCTGACGTTCTTGTCATTGGAGTCCGAGCCACCGGGGTCTGGTTTGGGAGCTTCCGGTTTGCCAAACACAGTGTCCAGCATATCTTCGACTTCTTCGTCCTTTGCGACTTTCCCGTCGGCGACCTGACCTTGTGCCAAATATCGCAGCAGGTCACAATCGCCGCCATCGCCGCACTTCTGAACGGTGATAGCCTGCATGATGTCCCACTTCTGCGTAGTTTTCTTCCGGCCGTCCAGCCCGAAACCGACCACGGAAACGTAGAGCTTGCCGGGCTTCAGCACATCCTTCGGGATGTAGAACGCCTCATCGGCAAACTGCACCGGGACGGGCTTTGGACAAGCGCTGCTCGTGAAGACGACGATCTTGTCCAGTTCATCCCACGAGCTGTCAAATTTGAACGCGGCCTGCACAATGTCTACGCTGCCTGCGACAAGCTGGCCTTTCAGGTCATGGGTGATTTTCTGGTCATTGACCGAGAAAATAATCAGCATTGCATTCACCTCTTTTCTTACGTTATCAGCGAACGAATATCAAACGTATTGTCGTTGTAATAGGCGTTCGCCTGCGAATAGCAGTCAACTTGGTCATCGTGCGCACCGCTTGGGAACGCCGCCATTTCCTCTACAAAGTCCATCACCCACGGGCAGGCAGATGCCGCTGGGATGTAGACGTTTCCAGCTTCAGCCACAGCGGTGGTCGCATGGGCGCGGACCACCTTACCGCCAAATGGCTCCACTGGGATGATTCCGGGGATTTCTTTCTTCAGAACGTCGATGACCGCCGTGCCGTTGGCCTTGTCTTCGACCAGCTTTCTTGTGGTCTGGGGCCACTTGGAGGAAAGCCCGCGCATGGCATCCAGCGTTTCCGTGAAGCTCATGCGGCCACGCACCTGATCGAGCAGATAGCGGTCTGCGCCTTTCCTTGCCCAGACCTGCCCGACAACGAAGTCCGAGCCGTCCTTGTCCTTGAAGGTGCAGTCCCACGACTGGATGAAGTCATGCAGGCCGGACGGCAGCGCCGCCCAGCGTTTCCACCACTCTCTCTTGAACATACCGCCGGAGCTTGGTGTGGGGGTCTGCATATACAGAGAAGACCATGCGTATGTACCGACGGTCTCTTTCTGTTGTGCAGCCCATGCTTCGTCGTAGCCGCCCGCAGGCCACAGCGCCTCGCCTAGCTCACGGCCCAGAGGGTCGGTAGCCGGGTCTTCGCAAACGGCCGGGAGCGAGATAATGTCCCAGTCCTCAACCTTGCCGTACTCCGGGTTCAGGAGCCGGGCGGCAAGGTCATCTTCGTGCCAGCGGGTAAGGATGATGATAACAGCGCCGCCTGCGTGCAGTCGGGTACTCACCGTGGACTGGTACTCGTCCCACAGCTTATCGCGGTAGGTGGCAGATTCAGCCTCGGCGCGGTTCTTGATGGGGTCA